TGGCGTAGGTGCAGGCGATCCAGCGCCCAACGGCGTCGTGTTCGCCGCGCCAGCTTTTCGGATTGGCCGGATCGTTGGCGTAGGTGCTGGCGATCACGTTGCCATCGGCGTCGTGTTCGTCGCGCCAGCTATTCGGATGCGCCGGATCGTTGGCGTAGGTGCGGGCGATCACTCGCCCATCGGCGTCGTGTTCGTAGCGCCAGCTTTCCGGATTCGCCGGATCGTTGGCGTAGGTGCGGGCGATCCAGCGCCCAACGGCGTCGTGTTCGTAGCGGTAGCTATTCGGATGCGCCGGATCGTTGGCGTAGGTGCGGGCGATCCAGCGCCCAACGGCGTCGTGTTCGTAGCGGTAGTAGCTCATGTCAATCTCCTCGTTAGCGTGTGCAGGCCGGGCGCTACGCCGGCTACCCCTACTCGCGTTGGGCAGTGCCTACATGTGACGTTGGCTCCGGCAGGGGTGGCGCGAGCAACGTCCCGGACATCACATGCAAGTACGTGGCTCTGCGTTGTGCGACTTCTCACGCCGCTGCACACGAGACACAGCCTACACCCGTATTTATTGCCTTGTCAATAGGTATGTGCTAAATTAGCAGCACAACCGTGAAAAAGGCTGCGTGCAATGCAACTACTGGACTACATCAAAAACGCTGAGAACAAGTCAGCGCTTGCATTATCTGTGGGTGTGTCCAAGGGATACTTGTGGCAGATCGCTACCGGCTGGGTCAACGGCAAGGGCTACAAGCAAAAAGCAGCACCTACACTGGCTGTGGCCATCGAGCGTAGCACTGGCGGTATCGTATCATGCGAGGAAACAAGACCCGACCTTGAATGGGTACGTGGGACTACTACAGGCGATCCAATTGCGTATGAAGTCAAGATCGACAGCGGTTCAATATACCCTAGATAACAGGTTTTTTGTTCTTAACTCTGCGCGATAGTGATATGATCCTGTAACACGGCGTGGAGTGTACCAATGAACAAGTGCAAGCTGTTTACATTCGTTGGCATAGTTAGCTATGGCGGCGCTGTTATAGCTCAGGCAACATCGGCAAGCGCTGGGCCATCATGGGAAGTCATAGCCGGAGCATCACTCGGGCTACTATCAACACTCCTTGGCGTTTCGGCAATGACGTGGACAGCATCAATGTCCAGCAGGATCAAGTTGCTTGAGACTGCGCACAACGAACAAAGTAATTATATCCGTGATAATTACGTTAAAGAACCTATTATTTCCAGAGAGTGGATAGAACTTCGGCAGAAAATGGATCAGCTTGCTACTCAAATAAGCACGATTGATAGAAACATGACTACTTCAATGGCTGTTTTAGAATCACAGATGGGAACGCTTCTTGCCAACTCAAAAAAGGAAAATGGCGATGCAAGACGACGTGGGGAGTGACAAAGAATACGTCGCAAGGAGCGCTAGACAGACACTTATGGACATGAACAGGCTGATGGGCATCCAGCCAAATACTACAACCCAAGACGTAAAAGTACACATAAGCGCTAACAGCGCTGGTGTATTCATATGCACACTGTGCTGCGCATTGGTTGTTGGTATATCCATCGGCGGTACAGCAATAATTTTGCGACAGGGTCAAGAAATATCCGATGCTCGCCATGAGCGCGCTGAGCTTCGGAAAGAAATATCTGGTCTCAATGATTATCTTTCTGTTATTTACCAGCAGCTTCCTTCGCTGAAGAAGATGGAGAAGAACGATGAGCAAGATACCGCAGACTAACTCACGCATCATCATCATCACGCCAGTACCTGACGCTTCAGCGACGTTACCCAGCGTAACGCAGAAGACCGAAAGCTATTCAGTCATGCTGCACGAACTGGCTGACCGAATCGCCGCAGGCGAGAACATTCAGGTTGACGTTCTGCACCGTTAAGCAGCGCACTGCATCACCGACACGGCGCAGGCCAGATCGCACACGCGCTCTGCTAGCGGACGTAGCTCAGGGCGCTCTTGCGCTTCGCGCAGGAGTTCAATGATCGCCAATTCGCAGGCAGCAACCGCCGTCGCCTTCTGCAAGATGGCGGCCTGTAGGAGTGCGGCTTCGTTAGCGGTAACAGCGCGCATTAGCGATTTGCCTATTGACGGTTTGCCAATGTTAGCATAAGTTAGGTTCCCGAAACAACACTAGGGGCTAACATGAGTGGGTACACCAAGCTGTTTTCGAGCATCACGGAATCAACCGTTTGGCAAGCTCCAGACACGACAAGGCTGGTATGGATAACGATGCTGGCGATGGCCGATCAGAACGGCGAGGTATCGGCGTCAGTGCCAGGGTTGGCAGACAGGGCAAGGGTATCGATAGACGCGTGCGTTGAGGCGCTGGCGCTCTTTGCGGCCCCTGACGAGTGGAGCAGGACGAAGGATTACGACGGTAGGCGGATCGTCGAATGTGATGGCGGCTGGTTGTTGCTGAATCACGCGAAGTACCGTGAGGCGAGGAGCAAGGATGCGCGCCGTGAGTATCAGCGAAACTTGATGAGAGAAAGGCGCAGGAAAGAGAAGGAATGCGCGTTAGCAAATGTTAGCAAAAGTGAGCAAAGTGAGCCGGGGTTAGCCAAAGCAGAAGCAGAAGCAGAAGCAGTAGATCAAAAGCTATTGGATAAGCTGGCGCTAACCAATGACGGGGAGGAGGACAAAAATGCAGCGGGAAAGACGCTGCGCAAGCGAAACTCAACCGGTGATGACCCGCTTTGCGACCTCGTGAGAAATATCTACGACGCAACCTTGCCCAAGTGCAGGGCAGCAGGATCACTCACACCAAAGCGCAAAAAACGCATCCACGAAGCCGACAAGATGGCCAAGGACTTCTGCAAGAGCCACGGTTGGGACTACGTTCCAGCAGAGTTCTGGGAGAACTACTTCGGCGAGTGTCTTGGCGATCCGTGGCTCAGTGGCGACACTGTGAACCCGAACAATTCAGGGTGGAAGCAGAACATCGACCTGTTGCTGGACGAAAAGCGGTTCACCCAGATCATGGACGGGGCAGTCACCAAGATGAGGGGGAAATCTCATGGGTGATATGCCACTCAGGGCGCCTCCAAGCGCCATAGAAGCCGAGCAAGCCGTTCTTGGGGCATTGATGCTCGACATCGCCAAACTGCCCGAATTGGCCGATTGGCTAAGCCACAGGGACTTCTACCGGCGTGACCACGAGCTGATCTACCGCGCCATCTGCCATTTGGCATCGAAGTCGCTGCCGACCGACGCGGTAACCATCGCCGACTGGCTGGATGCGAACAAACTTGGCGAGCAGGCGGGAGGAATGTCGTACCTGACCGAACTGGCATCGACCACCCCTTCGGCGGCAAACGTGTTGGCTTATGCCGAAATTGTCCACGAGAAGTCCAAGCTACGCCAGGCGATTGAGGCTGGTTGTGGGCTTGTGGATGCCGCATTCGACCCGCAGGGCCAGTCTGCCGGCGACATCCTCGCCCAAGCGCAATACCGGATCAACGCGCTCGCTCCGTCAAGGCGCTCTGGGCTTCAGGCCGCAAAGCCGATTCTCGTGGAGTGGATTGCCGACCTTCAGGCGCGCTATGAGGGAAAGAAACTTCCGGGGCTACCGTATCCGTGGAAGGATCTGAACGATGCTACTGGCGGGCTTCTCACCGAAGAACTGACGATA